GCATAAACAACTTCACCACTAAATGAGTTCCTATGCATCTCTTTCAATGCACTATCAAGCATTTTTGATTTCTTAGTAGTAAGTATTTTTACTTCCATAGTACAAAGTTAAAAAAAGGGGCGATAAGAATACCGCCCCCCAAAATATACACTCTAAAAAAACAACCTATTTAGATCGCACCATATACGGCAGCAGTAGGTTGGAACTGAAGAAGTTCACAACGAGCTTCGCAGCGGAACGTCAAAAGATTCTTGATGAAGTCATCTTGGTCAAACTCAGTAGAACGTACATTCAGACCAGATTGTTGAGCAATGGCAAACTTGGTAGTATCCATTACATACATCCTTGAAGCTGTAACCAAAGAATGAGGGATAACAGGGATACCAACGATTCTAACATTACCATTTTGGTCAATAACCATTCCACCAGGTACTGAGTAATCAGCAGGCTTGGTTTTAAGCAAAGATGCCCAACCAGCATGAGTGATTAAAGAAAGGTTTGGAGTCCAGTTCAAAGCACCCAACTGAGCAACGTAATCAATGAACTTCTCAGCAGTGTTAGCACCAGAAGAAGAACCTGCGGTTGCAGAAGATGCAATGGCATTAAGATAATAAGTATCTTCTGCTTTTTGGAAATCTTCAATCAAAGACTGCTGAAGATAAGCTTGCAAGAATGGCAAATCATCAATCATCTGACGGCTTACTTTAGCATAACCAGCGATGAAAGACAGAGCAGTATTTACAACTGTTACATCATAATCAACTTGAGGCTTTGCAGAACCTTCAGTTTGCTTACCGAAAGAACCTTCACCTACTGGAGTGTTACCCCTTGGGAAAGAAACTGATCCGGTAGAAACAGGGATGATGTTGAATACAGAACGCAGATGTGGGTTTACATAAGACCTCAAATAAGCGTTGTCAACATAAGATGTATAAACAGAACCAGTCAGGTTAGTACCGATGGTCATTGTTTGAACAGCTTTGGCATCCATTTCGTAGTTGAAACCTTTACCATTGCTACGAGATGCAGCTTTGATGTCGTTCCAACCTTTCTCAATTGCATTACCAATCTCGTTCTTAATGTTCATAATATGCTCACCATAAGAAGTTGCTACTTTAGCACTTTCTTTAGCTTGCAATTTGCCAAAAGATGCTTTAGCCTCAAGAACTTCGTTCCTTGCTTCATCAGCAGTCTTGTTAGCCTTAACCAATTGCTCATTGATTTGCTCAATCCTTGACTCAAATGCTTTTGCAGCCTTCTCTGTGTTTACGGCTACTTCAGCCTTCTGCTCAGCCAATTTGGCATCAAGAGCAGCTTCAAACTTTTTTAAATCTTCCATTTTAATTTTACTTTAGAATTTATTCAAAATTGATATTAGTGATTGCTCAAGTTCCTCGTTGTTCTTTTGCTGCGCCGGTGTTTCTTCAACTGCCTTTGTGCTACTCGTTTTCTCTATCGCTTGTGCCAATTGCCTGACCTTAATCAAGCATAGTTCAATTGTTTCGTCAGTCACATCGCTGTTCCTTATAAACTTCTCAAAGCTCTTAATTTGTTCTTGTATCTTAGCACTTTGCTCCAAACTTTTTATCCCCAAAATTGGTGTATATTCATTTGCACCCCAAGCGGTAAGGCTTGATCCCTCAAAAAGCATCACCTCGTGTATCTCATTTGCGCTATCGTTTTTCTGCTCTCTCAAAGTCCTAAAACCGATTGAGTGTTCACCAATTAGTCCACTCTCAACCATTTTGATAAAGTCTTGCCCAAGCCTATGGCTTCCAACTTGAGAACGATAGTACAACCCATAGCTATCTTCCTTCAGCTCAACAATCTTACCAAGTGGTTGGCTTGGATCATGGTTGAGCAAATGCTTTACCCTTCCCTTTGCCTCTGGCCCCCAATCTTGGATTGACCTCTTAAATGCACCTGGCATCATTATATCGCCATCAGAGTCAACCATTCCAAATGCAGAAAAATAACCGCTTACCTCTCCTTTCTTTGAGTCAACATCCTTGACATTGGCCTCAAATGATTTGTAATTGTATATCATACTTTTTTTATTGTCTATTTGATTTAATTTTCTTTGCGCCCATTCTACTCCTGCACTACCTCCCCAACCAAGCCATGCCACATGACCATTGTCTCTCCAAGGAGTATCTCTGAACTCTGGTGCTACTTCGGCATTTTTACGATGCCTTTCAAAAGCAGCCATTTTTGCTATCGTTTCCCTACTGAGTCTTTCTTTGTTGGCAAGTTGGTTGGCTCTGTTCCACCCCACACTTGTCATACCCGTCACTTCATCTCCATACTCCTCTCTCCACTTTAAAACCCTTTTTGCATTGTTGGTTGCAGCTTCAGGGTAGTCATTGTAGGTTTCTTCTTTGTAAGTATTTTTACTTCCTTCACTCTCATCTTCCTCTTGTGCAAGATATGCCACATAAGCACGTTCAACACTTGCTCTTGATGTGTACATACACTCTCCATCTCCTATCCTAAATGTTCCGTCACCGCAACTATATATTGGCATATTTAATCTTCTATTGGTTCAAAAACAATAATATTGTCTTGCTCTGGTAAAGGTACAAAATGCTCAACTTCTCCACTTGTAATAATATCAGGTATATCATCTCCAAATGCTGCACATCCACCACCTATTCTATCAAAGTGTTTACATTTAAAACAAATTAAGTCTACTGCTTCCATAGTTTATTTTTTAAAGTATTTATCTATAAGTTTTCCAACAAGTACAGCGTATTTACTTGGTTTAGAACTTAATCTATACTCAGTAAATGATTCAGCCATAAATTCATCAATATTTGTACTTGCATAATCACCTAATGAAATTTGATTAACATTATACATATCTTCTTTAGAGTAATATTCCTTTAATTCCTTTTTATATAAATTATTTATTTTTCTTAGTTCTTTATAATATTTTACAAGTTCTTCTGGAGCATTAAATTGCTTTAACTGATGTCTTAATGACATTAAGTGAGCAAATTCATGCACAGTTGTTGATTGATCTAAATTTTTTTCATCCACTCTACTTTTAAATCTAATTCCCTTAAAATCTTCATTAAAAGTCCTATACTTAGCATCACCTACTCTATCACCAAAATTTGCCTCATAAATTACTCTACCATCATTTGAGCATCTTACATAACCATAGGATTTAGCTGTACTTTGAAACGAAATAGTAGTATCATAAGTATTATTTATAGCAGGTGACAATTTATATTCGCTTGTCAAAGATTGTAATGTTTCTTGTCTTTTAGTTAATTGATCTACTGTCAAATTTGGTGGTATATTTACTTTATTAACTTTTAAATTTGTATTATTAGAAAATATAGATTTAATATTTTCTGATATATCTTCTTTTGTTAATGGCTTTGTTACTTCAATTGATTGGTTAACTACATTTTGAAAATTAATGTTAGGCTTTATATTAACACCACCAACTTTAGGCTTCATTATTAGTCTACCATTTGCATCACGTTTAGGAATGAACCCAACTGTGCAACGGCAATTAATAGTAAATCCGGCAGGTGCGGTGATGTCCCCAGGTTGCATTGCCACCACAGCCTCACCCTTCTTTCCATTTGAGGTAAATGGTTGGTCAAAAGGTACAATCACACCATCCAACTCAACATGATCAAACTCATCATCTGGTATCCTCCTCGTTCTGCTATCCCTTGCACTTATCCATTGCTTGTCAACTTGGAAACCATGCGCCTCTGCTCCTTTCATCGCCCCAATATTTGAACCCCTCATTATCTCTGTCCTCACAATCCTTCTCGCCCTCATATTTGAGTATTCCAACTCTTTGTCATCTAAAATCAACTTCACAATATCATCAACACTCAATCCTTCTTGAACACCTGCATTTGCAATGTCAATCAACCTCTTTTTAGTTGTTTGAGTAATACCAGACACAAGTGTAAACCCTTTCACCATCAAAAAATCAAGTATCTCTTTAGTCCATTGAGCATTAAAGCCAAATGTCTCAGCTTTTTGGTTTGCTTCAATCTTCAATGCCCTATAAACTGCATTTCCAAAAGTAACAACACTTTCCTTATACATCGCCTCAAAGACCTTGATTAAATCCTTCTCCCACAAATTTAAACCAAGTTTAGAAATAGATGCCTCAACACCTATCTTATCTATGTCTTTTGCAAAGCCTTTAAATTGAGCAAATATTGACTTCTGAATAGAATTGATATACTTTTTCTCTATATCGTTTCTAATCAGTTGAAACTTGCGCCAATATTGCTCTCTTTGCTTCGCGTTCATCTTCAAGTCTTTTTTTATGCCACAACCTCAAGTCGCGCATCATCATTGCTTCAGTTCGGCATTTCCTCTCCGACACCGTCTTGGGATGCAGAGTCATCACCATTGACCATATTGTCTGATCCGAAGTCCATGCTGTTATTTGTTCCATCAGGTACAGTTAAATCCATCCCAACTTGGTCAAGCCTTACAAGTCCACCATTTACATATGAATACTCATAAGCACCTTCTTTCTCTGAGTAGTTCATCGCTACGCGCTTCTCATCAAAGGTCAACCAGTTTGCATCGCGAAGTGACCTTGTCATCCTCTCCATGTCTTGTTGCATCTCTGGAAGTGCTGTAATGTCAAAATCAATATACAAATCCTCACCGAACTGAGGAACCAACCATTTGTTCAACTCATCCCTCAATTGGCATAACTTTGGTACAATTGTGTTGGTCACCAAATCACGCATCGCGTTCTGATAGTTGTTGTAGCTTGATGTGTCTGTATCAAACAACACAGCAGGCAAACCAAACACCCTACACCATTGGTGCATTGACATTTGCATTGTCTTTACCAACTCCATGTCAACACTACTCAATCCAAAGTTTAGGTAGTCCCAAGGTGTTTGAAGTACATCAATCCTTCCTTTGTTTTGTGTACCATTCACATCATCATTGAGCTTCCTCTTAATTAGGTTGGCTTGCTCCATTGATGGTTGAGCAGAGATTGAACCTACAACTTTAGGAGTTAATGCTCCTTTTGCACCACCATTAAATGCCATCATCGCAGATGCATCAGCAGCAGCGTTTGACATTCTTAGGGTCTTGTAAGATGCTCTTAGGGGTGATAGTCCTCTAAGATGTGACCTTGTACTTGAGTTAAAATCTGGGTTCCATGTTTTCCATTGGCACACCCTACTTTTCTCTATGTCAATGCCTTGGTCAACCATTAGCTTATACCCAAGTATGCCATATAGGTCATTTGGGTCTGGGTAGATGTCAAGGAACTGTGTCGGGAGAACGAACATCTCCAACACCTTGCTTCCGCTTATTCCGGTGTTGCCGTAGATGTTACCCTCGCCAGATAGGAAATGATACCCAATTAGGTTCTCAAGGAACTGATCTTGTGCTTGCGATGGGTTAGGTCTTTCCAATAGTTTAGCAAGAGGAGTGTCCATCACTACGTTCTCAGAGTAAGCGTTTTTTCTTGCAAGGATGGCTTGCTCGTATGCGCCTTGACCGGCTTGCAATCCACGAGAAAGTTGCTTGTAACGCATCAAGGATGTCCTGGCTTTCTCACCATTATTGAGTCTGTACACATACCAAGGGATGCTTGCTGACTTGCGCGCAAGAAAGCTGACAATGGCATACACATCAGCATTGCCGAGGTATCCATCCATCACATAAGACTCTTGATTGTATTGTTGTAAGACCGCACCATTAACACCTTGAAACGAAGGAGGAACATTCTGCTTTGGACTCAACCCCTTCTTCTTACCAAAAATATCAAATAGACCCATTTTTTTTATATTGCTCCCCAAGTT